CGCGGTAATTGGCATGTATTCCTTCACAAGAGTGATTGCGACATCGTATTCAGCGGCATTGGCCAGAGTATCAAAGTGAGCCGTCCACTGCCATCCAGACAATATTCCACTGCTCACAGCGAACTCATGCATTTGATTATGTTCATCTCTCCAAACAGCCGTTCCACCATCGAGTGCAAAGATGATAGCGTCCATGGCTAACAAGAGTTCTTTATTGTCGATACAAAAATCTTGAATTAGTAACTTGTGTTCCTCGAGCATAATCATGACCATAGCCTTGGTCACTTTGTGATCGAACTTAGATTGGTCAACAGGAACGTCCCAGTCCTTTCCGTTAGATATGGCGCTGATCCACATTTGAAGTGTTTGTTTCGTTGATTGATACAATGTTGATATGTCACGCCCCGACATCCATTTCGTCAACCATGTATCAACGAATCGCATCGCTAATGAGACATTGTAACAAGAAGATATTATCAACCGCACCTTGGGGTAAAACTCACACTTGATAGAAATATTGTTTTTCTGTCTTTCCATGGCGAACAGGCGCGACATTTTGTTCTTGAGACTTAGGGCAGCGGATTTTGCATATTTGTTGTTGAAAATTTTCGTCTTTTCTCCCTCTTCAAGCACGGTTAACTTTGGACCACCTGGGTCAAAAGCCGAGCCTGACGTGCCCGTTGATGCAATGTTAGCGCAAAAGTCACTCGCACTAGTCTGGGAAGGCAGTTTCTCAGCACGCCACCTCAGTATCTTCCTGATTGAGCATCTGAACTTGTCATAAAAGATTTCAGTACTTCCCTTGTAATTCGGCTTGAAGTCATTGTCAATCCAGTCACGCACTTTTTGAGGTATGAGAGACTTATCGGGTTTGTAATTCCATCCGAATAATGTATTAATTCCAGTGAGAAATTGGAAATCGACAAAACCTTGAACAAAAGCGAACGTTGATAGCTCAAGTGCAGATTCGTATGAGTACAGTCTGTCTTCAATATGGTATTTGTCAATAAGATAAGCCTTGCCAGATCTCAACAATAGTTGTTTGTAAAAATGCCAACTTAAGCTTAGGACGGGACAGTTAGGGAAATACAATATCTGTTCACCATGGACCTTAAACAAGTGCTTGCATGATTTACCATTAATGGC